CAGCCAGCCAAGATAGGAAAGATAGTGGGTGGTTCTTCCAAGGCGGGAAGAGAACTCATTGGAAAATTTCTGAAGAACATGCCAGCTCTGAAGAGACTGCGAGCCAACATACAAGAGGCAGCCCAGAGCGGCACGATCAAGGGTCTGGATGGGCGTAGACTACACATCAGATCGGAACATGCGGCACTCAACACTCTCCTGCAAGGCGCTGGTGCCATTGTCTGCAAGCAGTGGTTGGTGGGGATGGACAAGAGAATACGGAGGTCTGGGCTGGATGCTCGACTGGTGGTGTCGGTACACGATGAATACCAGTTTGAGGTAGCCAAGCCTGACATAGAGAGGTTCACCCAGATAACAAAGGAGGCCATCATAGAGACACAGAATGTAATGAGTTTCAAGTGTGATCTTGACTGTGATTACAAGATTGGAAATAATTGGGCAGAAACACATTAGTTGTTGACATGCCTGTTCGAGTATGTTATAATATGCGTATTGTTAGTAGTAGACACCTGCGGAATGATCCGCTTCATAGCTGCAATGGGCAGCATAAAGGAGAAACTAAACATGAATGAGCCTATTTATATTACTGGAAAATGCTACTGGGCCTGTGTTGTTGAGCCTAATACGAAGTTTGAGGAGCACTCATGGTCCATCCAGGTAGTTGTTGATGACGACAACCGTCCTCTCATCGAAGAGGCTGGTATCAAAATCAATAACAAGGATGACGAACGTGGTGACTTTGTTACGATCAAGCGTAAGGTATTAAAAAGGGATGGTAGTACAGCTCGCCCGCCCTTTGTTAAAGATTCCCAAAATAATTCTTGGGACGATTCCCTTATCGGGAATGGTAGTGTTGTGAGAGTACGAGCAGTTCCCTATCAGTGGAAGTTTGCTGGCAAGACTGGAGTGTCAGCAGATTTGAGTGCTGTGCAGGTTATTGATCTAGTATCATATACACCTCAAGCAGCAGACTTTCCCGTAGTGGAAGGAGGTTATGTGAACGAAAATNCCGAGAACGTACCCTTTTAATAGTTAGAAAGGTGGGGGAGAGTGTTACCGGTGGTGACACTCTCTCTCTTTTTACTCCCATGAAAAAAATAGAAACACTAGTTGAAGATATATATAATTTGTTTACCCTTGACCCCATTGACATGAATGAGGATGAGGTAGACAAACATATAGATAACTTTGGTGAGATGCTCAAGACGCACATCAAAGATTTCCTATATGATAAGCCAAGGGATCGGGCTACCCTACGATTGTCTACCATTGGAAAGCCAGACAGGCAGCTTTGGTATGATCTTAATAAACCACTGGGGGATGGACAGCTTCAACCGTCCACTCGCATAAAGTTTCTGTATGGATATATTCTGGAAGAGTTACTTCTTCTTTGTACTGNCATTGCAGGTCATGAAGTAACCGANCAACAAAAGGAAGTTGAGNTTAGTGGTGTGAAGGGTCATCAAGACTCCATGATTGATGGGGTTCTGGTTGATTGTAAGTCTGCCAGTGGTCCAGGCTTTGACAAGTTCCGATATAATAAACTGGTGGAAGACGATCCCTTTGGTTACCTTGCTCAGATATCAGCTTATGCCCATGCCAATGGTGTTGACCGAGCTGCATTTCTTGTAATAAATAAATCAACAGGAGAAATATGTCTGACTCCTGTACATCAGATGGATATGATCAATGCAAAGAACAGGGTGGAATTTCTTAAAGGAATGGTCACAGACAGTTATATACCTGCTAGGTGTTATGATGCTGTGCCTGATGGGAAGTCTGGTAACTATAAGCTTTCTGTTGGTTGTATTTACTGTGGGCATAAAAGAGAGTGTTGGAAGGAAGCTAACTATGGTCAAGGAATTCGTGTATTCAAGTACGCAAAGGGGAAAAGGTTTCTTACACAGATTGGCAAAGAACCTGACGTAGAAGAAATATTTAACTGGTAATGCATTGGAACTATCAGAAGGAATTAGATACTGTAAATAACTTTGGATTTGTCTACCTCATAACCAACAAGAAAACTACCAAGGCTTATGTTGGTTGTAAACAATATTATATAAAACGTAAGGGAAAGAAGAAAGAATCTGGTTGGGAAACTTACATGGGTTCTAGTAAATATCTGTTGGAAGATATAAAAAAACTAGGCAAGAAGAATTTTACATTTGAAATTATAGATGAGTACAAAAATAAAAGGAGTTTAAATTATTATGAGTGTTATCACCAGATGATTAGACATGTTCTTACATCAACAATAGAAGGAACAGATGAACCAGCCTACTACAATAATTATGTTGGAGGTAAATTCTATAGACCTGTTCAGAATTATGTTGAGTGATGATCCTGACATAATATCCTTGTTTGATACGGTACATAAGAATCCCTATAAGAGCCTTTACTTTGCTGTTATTCTTCAAGCTATTCTAGATACGATCAAACCCCAGATTACCGAAGAAGATAGTCTGATTACTATTCATAGAGGTCAGGCACATTCATGGATATTCGCATCTGTGGGTGTCACCTGTGAAAATTTTGAGGACACCTGTACCTTTGCGGGAATAGAGCCTCACTTAGTGAGAGAGTTTACACAGAAAACTATTGATATAGGAGATGTTGAAAATGTCAGACGAAACCTCACCTCCCTCTTGTAATACTGGCTCCCACTATGAGGGTGACTTCTCTTACTCTGCTACTATTACCTGTCCTGAATGTAATAAAGATGTACACGTATATCACTTTGATTGGACTGCACTCAAGTGCCAACACTGTGGAGCTGTAGTAGAGAAGGACAACTGGAATAGAGAAGGAACCTATGATTACTACCTGCGAAGAATGAAAGAAGAGAATGCCTTGAAGAAACAGGTAGGAGGAGAACACTATAAAGATTGTGGTATCCAACCTGTCGAGTACATTTTCCAGAATGGCCTTGACTATTTTGAGGGTAATGTGGTAAAATACATAACTCGACACCGGAAAAAGGGAGAGGGGAAAAAAGATGTAGAGAAGGCCATCCATTACGCCCAGTTAATTCTTGAACTTTATTATAATGAATAGGCAGACAATGTTCAAATCAAATAGAAATCCTCAGTTCCGATCTAAATTTAGTGAAGATATATTCAATACAAAGTATTCGCATGAGGGGGCCGAAACCTTTCATGAGCTTTCCTGCACACTGGTTAATGATGTTTGTCAGAGTAATCTTACAGCAGACGAGAAGGAAGAACTGATAGACCACATATCCAACCTTCGCTTTATTCCCGGAGGTAGATATCTCTATTATGCGGGACGTGATAAAAAATTCTTTAACAATTGCTACCTTCTCAAGGCAGAGGAAGATAATCGAGAAGATTGGGCAAAGATCAGTTGGGAAGCTGAGTCTTGTCTGATGACAGGAGGTGGTATTGGAGTAGACTATTCCACCTATCGACAGGAAGGACAGATCCTCAAGGGGACAGGCGGCATCAGCAGCGGCCCTATTCCTAAGATGCAAATGATCAATGAGATAGGAAGACACGTAATGCAAGGTGGTTCTCGCAGGTCAGCAATTTATGCCAGCCTGAACTGGAAACATGCAGACATAGATCAATTTCTAGTATCGAAGAACTGGCATGACATGCCGGTTGGTAACACAGGAAAAACAATCTTTGATGTGAAGCAGGATGACTTTAATTTTCCCGCACCTCTGGACATGACCAACATCTCCGTTAACTACGATACTAACTGGTTGCTTAATTACTGGGAGACAGGGGAGGTAGGAGATGTATTTAAAACTAATGTATATCAAGCTTTACGAACGGCTGAACCGGGCTTTTCATTTAACTTTTTTGCGCAGGAAAATGAGACGCTCCGTAATGCATGTACCGAAGTTACTTCTGAGGATGACTCTGATGTGTGTAATCTTGGTTCTCTTAATTTTGCTAGAATTGATGATCTTAACCAATTGCGAGAGGTTGTTTCGTTAGCCACTAAGTTCTTACTGTGTGGTACGCTCAGAGCACATCTACCCTACGACAAGGTATATAAGGTACGAGAAAAGAATAGACGACTTGGACTAGGCTTGATGGGTCTACATGAATGGCTCATCCAGCGTGGAGGTAGGTACGAAACAACTCCTGAGTTACACAGATGGCTGAAGGTTTACGAGGCTGAGTCTGACAAGACAGCCAGACACTTTGCTGATAAACTCTCCATCTCCAGACCCGTGGCAGTCAGAGCCGTAGCACCAACCGGGACGATAGGAATTCTGGGTGGTACATCCACTGGCATAGAACCTATCTTTGCTGTGGCCTATAAGAGAAGGTATCTTAAAACCAAACGATGGCATTACCAATATGTGGTAGATAGTGCTGCACAAGAAATGATTGAGATCTACGATGTGAAACCAGACAAGATTGAATCAGCTCTGGATCTTGCGGAGGACTACGAACGGAGACTTAACTT